ATAATCCGCTTGCTATCAATGATGCAACACAAGCGACAAGCACAACAACTGGCGCATTGAAAGTTATCAATGGCGGTTTAGGTGTCGGTGGTAACATTTGGTCAGGCGGATACTTTGAATTTGTTGATCCATTTACTGCATCATACGACGGCTATTTTGGTATTAATACAGGTCTTAATGCAGTCAACATTGGTTCAAACAATACTAACTTACCATTAGCATTTGTACAAAACAAGAATGAAATTGGCAGAATAACAGTTTACAATGCTGTCGGTGGCGCACAAGGTGCGGTATTAGGTGTCGGTAACACTAACCCACAATATGGTGTGCATGTGAACGCAAGTTCAGCAGGTACATGGAATTGGATACAGACAGCCAACACAATGACCAACCTAATGAGTTTGAACAACACATTAGAAAATTCATTAGGTATTGGTAGTCAAGACATTAGCAAGTTAGCATTTGCCGCATTCAATCCAAACGGTGACGGTACAACATTTGAACATTGGATCGCATCCGGTCAACAAAACGCAGGTACTGCAAGTGCATTGGTGTTTGCAGGTGGTACGTGGGATAACAACCTTAACACAAATACAACTGTTGAATGGGCTAGATTCTTAGCCAACGGTACTTTCAGTGCTAAAGGTAATATTGTTACTACAGCCGCTGGCGCAAGCACAGCAACAATTGGTACTAACGCAATGCAGGTCAGTGGCGGTGGTTGGTTTGGTAGCTTGAACGTAACTGGCGCGGCTTGGGTTGGCAACAGTAAAGTTATTACAGCGGCAACTATTGCCAGCTACAACTTCAATGGTGGTACGATTACAACACCATTGTATGTAAACACAACAACTCAAGCGGTTAATAATTCCAGTGGTGCTATCCGTACAAGCGGTGGTATATCAGCAGTAGGTAATATCTATGCTGGTTTAAACTTCTATGGTAACTTAATTGCTACAAACGTAACAGCAACTAACATCAACGTTCCGGGTAATCCATTAACGATCGGCGGTATTGTAACAATCAGTACAACTACAGATCAAACTGGTGCAGGAACTGGCGCACTACAAGTTAGTGGCGGTGCGGCAATTACACAAAGTTTATATGTTGGTTCAAATTTCCTAAGCACAAATACTATTGCAGGAAATGCAATACAAGTACCAAACGGTGGTATTGGTGCACAGAACTTATATCTAAGTGGCAATGGTTACATCGGTAATGCACAGATTGTTACGTCAGCTAACATTAACAGCTTCTCTGGTGGTACGATCAACAATGCGTTGACTATCAACAATCCTACACAGTCAATTAGCACAACAACTGGTGCTATCGTTATCACTAACGGTGGCTTAGGAATGGGCGGCAATTTATGGGTCGGTGGTAATGCAAACGTATTGGGTAGTATGTACCTAACTGGCGATCTGTATGTTGACGGCACACAAACTTTTGTTAATTCAACAAATATCCAAACAGGCGACAAAGTTATATATCTAAGCACAGCTTCAGGTAATGCGGCTGTTGCAATCAACTCCGGTCTTGCTATTGGCAATACAACTGCACCATACGCAAGTATGTTGTTTGATGGTATCAATTCGTGGGTAAGCCAAGGAAATATTAATCCATCAACAAGTGGTGGCTGGAATCTAGGTAGTGCAACTTTGCCATGGAATACATTCTATGCCATAACAAGTAGATTCAGCGGAGCTGTTGATTCGACTACGACACAAACTGGTAGTTTACAAGTAGTAGGCGGTGCAGGTATTGGTAAGAGTTTAACTGTTGGAAATACAGCAACAGTACAAAGTACCTTATATAATTTAAGCAGTGCCACTGGCAACGCAATTTATACACCAGGCGGTATTGGTGCCAAGTACTTAACAATTGATACCAATGCCTATGTAAACGGTAGTGCTGTTATTACAGTAGCCAACATCGGAGGCTATGCTTATAACGGTGGTTATGTAAACAACGCTATTGTTGTTAACACAACAACAAATGCTACAGCGTTGCTAAACACAGGTTCTATTGTAACCTACGGTGGTCTAGCAGTTACAAAAGATACATACCATGGCGGTATCATCAACGTTGCCAGCACATTATCTAATACAGGTACTATTGCAGGTAACGCTGTTGCGGTTACAGGCGGTATTGGTGCTAACACATTGTATATTGCCACAGCTGGTTATATCGGTGCAAGTCCAATTATTACAGCGGCTAACATTAACAGCTTCTCGGGCGGTACAATCAATGCGGCCCTAACAATCAATAACGGTACGCAGGCCGTTAGCACACAAACTGGTGCGCTGATCGTACAAAACGGCGGTGTTGGTATTGGTGGTAACTTATACACAGGTGGCTTTGCCGCAATTGGTCAAGCATACAATACTCAAGGAACATTAGGTAATACAGCAAGTGGTAGCTTGCAGGTACTCGGCGGTGCCGGTATCGCAGGAAACTTAACTGTCGCAAGTAATGGTTACTTTGGCGGTAACGTCGGTATTAATACAGCATTACCAAACCAGGCACTTGAAGTTAACGGTAACATCGTAGCTGGTGCATACAACTACAGTCGTGTACAAATTACCAACGCTGGCGGTTCTCAGGCAATTTATGAAATAGCCACAACAGAAACTACTCCTCGTTGGCAAATCGGTCGTGACTTATTAGGTATTGGTACTTCTGGTATAGCATTTATGAATGCTAACCAAACTTTTGGTACCGGCGGAGCTTCGATAGGTGCTGTATCAGGACTTAATGGAGCGATAGGTTTCTATTCAACTAACGGTACATCGATGACACTACGAGGTATCATTGATAGTGGTGCCGCAGGTGGCAATATGGGTATCGGTGCTACCAACAACTTACAAGGTAAGTTACACCTAAGCGGTAGTGCTTCTTCGGGTTACGGTTTGTATGCAACAGGTGGCAATATTGATCACGTGTTCCGTTCAGGTAACGCAGGACAATATGTTGACTTGCAAGTAACAAGAACTGGTGGCGGAGCACAGTCCGACTGGAGAATTGGTGTAGCAGGTGCCGCAAGTAACTTTATTGGTACTGCGGCTCAAGGCGATGCTGTGATGACCTATAGCACTAACATGATTATTGCTAATCAGTCAAACTATGAAATGGCTCGCTTTGGCAATGGTTCATTTACAATTTCCACAGCTACCGCGTCAGTTAGCACTCAAAGCGGTAGTATAGTAACTTACGGTGGTGTTGGTATTGGTGGTGATTTGTATGTTGGAGCAACTGCCAACATTACAGGTACTACAGTTATTAGTCAAAGTATCGCAAGCACCAGCTCTATCGCAGGTAACGCATTACAAGTTGTCGGTGGTATTGGTGCTAAGAGCATTTACTTAACCAACGCCAGCTGGATCAATGGTTATCAGATTGTTACAACACAAAACATTGGTGCGTTCTCCGGAGCATTTAACGGTGGTACGATCACTGCTCCATTGTTCATAGCAAACAACACAGATTCCGGTTCAACAAGTTCCGGTGCATTTTACACAACAGGTGGTGTTGGTATTAGTAGACAGTTGTATGTTGGTGGTATTACTACTCTTGCTAACACTCTAAACGTAACTGGTCAAACTAACCTTCTAGTTGCAACACAATCTAACAGCACAGTTACTGGATCATTAGTTATCACTAACGGTGGTATAGGGTTAGGCGGTAATATTTGGACAGGTGGTAGCATTAACTTTGCCACCAACGTTGGCAAGATTCGTTGGCAGACAATGCAACTTGCTGTTAATGATGATGCAGGTGCAGGCAATGGTTCAGTATTCTTAAATGGCGGAAACGCAGGATTCCCAGCAACAACAAGTAGTAATCAATCTGTTGTAATCGGTTCATGGGCCGGTCCTACTGTATCGGGCGCACAAAATACTCTAGTTGGTAACTCGGCAGGTTATAATTTAACCAGCGCAAGTGCAAATACTATATTTGGTCAAAACGCAGGTTACTACATTGTAGTAGGTACTAATAATACATTAATGGGTGTTGGGGCTGGTAACGGAAATTCGACAACTTTATCTAACAACGTAGCGATAGGTTATCAAGCGTTAAATCAATCAATTGGTACTCAAAACGTTGCGCTAGGTTATCAGGCAGGTAAGGCGATTACCAGCGGTGCATATAATGTAGTAATTGGTGGTATTGATGGGTCGACTATTGCTACATCAAGCAACAACGTTTTACTATCAGACGGTCAAGGTAATTTACGTGCTGTATGGAACAGCGGTGGCGTACTAACACACCCTGGTCAAATTGCTATCACTAACATTACCTCTGCAACAAGTACAGCGACAGGTGCGTTAACAATCGCAGGCGGCCTTGGTGTTGCAGGTGATATCTATGCACGTAACATCTATGCTAACGGTACATTAGTTGGTACAGGTGGCGGCGGCAGTGGCGGTAGTGGTACTTCAACAAGTACTCCGTATATCAACGTCTATACAGCAACAGTTTCTGTATCGACACTAACCGGTGGATTAACAACTGTCGGTGGCGCTGGTATAGGTAAAGACCTATTTGTCGGTGGTCCAGTTGTTATTGGTAATTCAAGTGTGTTTATTAACAGCGGTGCAAATTTAATAACACAAAACAATGCTATCTACGGCGGCGCAAGTATATCTAACGGTGTATACTCACAAGGCGGTAACTTATTAGTTTACTCAAGCGACTATTCGCAAGCTAACTGGACCAAACTAAATTCGTCTTATCAGGCAGGTAGTACATATAGCCCAGACGGCACACTAAATGCTTCTAAGTTAGTTGAAACAAGTGCTACAGGCAATCACTATTTCCAACAGGTTATTAGTCAAACTGGTCCAATAACTGTTAGCGTTTACATGCAAGCCGCTGATCGTACATACGGTGCTATCAACGTAACTGTAGCAGGCGTAGCGCACTCAGCTTGGTACAATTTATCAACCGGTGTTGTGGCAAACACAGCCGCTGGTTTATATCCAGTAACCGGTCGTATTGAATTAGTTCCATACGTAGGTACCGGTAACTGGTATCGTTGCTCATTAACAGTCAACGCACCGGGTAGTGCAACTGCAACACTATTTGGTATCTATACAGCGATCGGTGCAGGTACAGTTATCAACGACAGCTTAACCAGCTATACAGGTACAGCAGGTTTTGGTATCTATATATACGGTGCTCAAGCTGAACCAGGTTATATAGCCGGTTACTATACAGCAACTACAGGAAGTGCTCTTCCTTCGACAAGCAATAACATCTATACAGGTGGTAGCTTGTTTGTTGCTACTACTGCTACTGTTGCAGGAAGTACAGTAACCACATACGCAAACTTGATGCAACAGTTTGGTGGTACAACAAACAACAGCTTAACTATTGCATCGGGTATTAACTCAGTATCAACAATAACTGGTTCGTTAATTATAACCAACGGTGGTATCGGAGTTGGCGGTAATGTTTACATCGGCGGTACACTATATGCGACGGCTAAGAGCTTCTTAATAGATCATCCAACTAAGCCCGGTCAGAAATTGCAATATGGTAGTTTAGAAGGTCCGGAAAATGGTGTCTATGTTCGCGGTCGTTGCTCGACAGGAATTATTGAACTTCCTGACTATTGGACAGAGTTAGTTGACGCTGATTCGATTACAGTCGATATAACACCAATTGGAACTCATCAGAAACTGTATGTTGATCGTATCAAAGATAATAAGATTTACATCGGTAATGAAAATATTATGAATAAGAAAATTAACTGTTTCTATACAGTATGGGCCGAACGTAAAGATGTAGGCAAGTTAGACGTAGAGGGAGAACTATAATGTCAATTAATATTGGACCATTTATACCTTTATCGGGCTTGGTCTTTATGGCCGACCCTCGAAACACTAAATGCTACCCAGGTACAGGTACCGCCGCATATAATCAGATTGATAATCAAGCACTTACGCTAAGTTCATCGAGTGCTTGGTCAGGAAACTATTTTACTCCAGGTGCCGCATATACTATTAGTAGTAATAACTCATATAGTTTAACACTTAGTTCAGGATATACTGTAATACAGTTTATGAACTTAACAACAAAAGCAGGTGGTACATTTGGCTATACGTCTGGCTCAAATACTGCAAACTTATATATGGGTAACGGAAACGTAATGCAGTGGGGATCTTATTTGACTGGCGGAACGTTAAGTTCAAACACTACAGTACCAACAGGCGTATGGCATAGTTGGGCAGGAAGCTTCAGTGGAACTGGATCTCCTGGCGGAACAGGAACAAGCAAAATTTATTATAATGGTGTATTAGATAATCAAGGCAGTTTGGCAGGATCTGCAAGCATCGCAGGCAATTTCCAGCTATTTTATAGTGGACCTCCTAACGGACAGTTAGGACCTACATTATTTTACAGCAGAGTATTAAGCGATACAGAAGTAAGAACAGTCTTCCAAGCATATCGCACGAGTTTTGGAATATAATAGACCAATAAATACAGGAACATAACGGAATAAGAGATGGCATATACCGATCGTAATATTTTAATAACGCCAAACATTGGTTCAAGTACTACTGAGCCAATTATAAGGTTTACTGGTGGTGCCGCCGCCAGCTCTGCATCTACATATATACGTGTACTTGATAACGGTACACAAGCATGGGAAGGAACGAGCGGTCAGTTACAAAGTGTTATTGATAGCATGGCCGGTAACATTTATGCTGTTACAGACACCAGCGGTATTCCAAGTCTATTAGTACAAGCAACAGGTCAAGTACAAATTGCGCCCTATCAAGGAGTGACATACGTCGGTTCTTATACTTCACCGACACAAAGTACAACAACAGGTACTGGTTCTCTAGTAGTCGCAGGCGGTCTAGGAATTTCTGGCAACTTAAACATCGGTGGATCATTTGCCCTGAGTGCTAACTTGGCGATCGGTGGCTCTGGATCAACATACGGTCTTAACGTTAGTACAACAACTAACGTAGCTGGATATTTTTATAACTCAGGTAACTCACAAGGCGTTGCTGTACAAGTCGGAGCCAGCACATATCCGCTAGGATTTGGATTGAACAGCTATAATAATGCTGGTACTACTTATGTTATGGGTACTGGTTACAATGCGCAAGTTCAACTTAACTCAGGTAACTTACAATTTTTAGTATCAAGTGCCAGCCAATCATCTGGTGCATTAGCAACACAACTTAACGGATTAACAGTTAGTGCAACTGGTATTTCGATACCACAGTCAACTGCTATTACTGTCACATCTGGTATAGCTTCAACCGGTACTGGTGCTATTGTTACCTATGGTGGTATTAGTGCAGGCGGTAGTATTGTAACAGCAGGCGATGCTTATCACAGTGGTGTTCGCGTTGGTACAGGACAGTCAAATATTTCAACCAACCTAGTTGTTGGTACAGGCGCAGGTGCTAACTTGTTAACAGGTGGTACCAATGCATTGATTGGTTATTACGCAGGTAACGCTTTAACCAGCTCAGGCGGCAATACTGCCATTGGTTATCAAGCACTTCTAGCGCAAACTGCTACAGGCGGTAATAATACCGCTATCGGTTATCAAGCAATGTATACTGCTAACAACACCGGTATGACTAACAACGTGGCTATTGGTTATCGTGCGCTAGGTACAGGTAACGGTGGTTTCTACAGTAATACAGCAATTGGATACCAGTCTGGTTTCCAAATGGCAGGCGGCTATCAGAATACACTAATAGGTTATAACTCAGGTAACTCGTTAACTGGTGGTGCAAATAACACATTAGTAGGATACGGTGCTGGCTCAAGTATCGGTGCAAACATTAACAACGCTGTTATACTTGGAGGAGCCAGCGGTGGTACTGCGGTAAACAACGCTATTATTCTTTCAGACGGTGCTGGTAATATTAGATTATCATCAGACGGTTCCGGCAACTGGTCTATTGCTTCGACAACAGCGGCTTCTGGAACAGCAGGTGTTGGTGCATTAGCAGTCAGTGGCGGTGTTGATATTGCTTCAGGACTGACTCTTCGCGGTGCTTTATACATTGGCGGATCTGCAGGTACAAGCGGTTATGCATTAACGTCAACTGGTACAGGTTTAGCCTGGGCACAAACTGGTGTAACTGTTTCAAACATTACAACCAATGCTTCTTATTATCCAACATTTACAAACTCTGTAAGTGGTGCTATTACAACACTTAACGTTGATAGTTCGCACCTAGTTTACAACCCAAGCACAGGTGTCTTACAGACAACTAACTTCATTGCGACTACCACTTTCCAAGGTCCGATTGGGTCTGGTGTTACAGCTTATTCTGGAAACTTTACAAGTATTAACGGATCTGGTTTATTATCAGTTAGCGCAACAGGTCAAACGCATACTATAACAGGTGCAACCTCAGGTTGTCTAACATTAAACAATAACTCAGCGGCCCCTGGTAACGGTGTTTGCTTACAGGTTAACGGTTCCGGAGACATCAACATTACTTCAGGCGGTAGCTTATTCTTTGGTAGCTACAGCTATGCCGGTGGATCTTATATCCGTGGTAATAGTGGTGCAGAAATTTATATCTATCGTACAGGTAATAACTTGTTCCAAACAAACGGAACAGGTGCGATGCAGGTTAACGGTGTACTATATGTAACCGGCGATATCTATTCTAATACATCTGATATTAGATTAAAAACCGTACTGTCTCCTATAACAAACGCAAGTGCAAAGTTAAGAACACTTGACACATTTACCTACGTTAATAACGAACTTGCTATTAGCCTAGGACACAAATCTACTAAAGAACAAGTTGGTTTGAATGCGGCACAAGTACAAGCAATACAGCCCGAAGCAGTAGGCCTAGCGGCCATCGATGTTACGACAGAATACGAATCAAAATCGGGCGAAAACTATCTAACCATACAATATGATAGATTAGTGCCGTTGGTAGTCGCAGGGCACAACGAGCATTCAGATGAAATCGCCACTCTAAAGCAAGAAATAGCGGCTTTAAAAGCAATAGTAGCAGAGCTACTTAATAAATAACAGCAACAAAGGAAACTAACATGTCATTATATATTGGTAACACTAACGTTATTCCGGGAATTTATCCACTTCCGAGTTATGACCCCTACTCTAGGGGTGCTACCCTAGTTACGGACGGTACACTTGCATTTTGGACCTATCCGGGAAGCCCATCAGGTAACCCACAAGCAGGTTATAAGTATCGTAGTATTATTACTCACGGTTTTAGCTCTGCAGGCTATAAGGGCGGTAATTCATGGCGTGCTCTTAACAAAACATGGCACTTGACTGATATTACTTACTATTGCGGTGAGCAGTTGATGTACAGCGGTGACTATATGGACGGTTTCTACTCTGACTATAATGCATATCCATTAGGCACTAACAACGGATTCGGTGGAGCAAACTCGCACACTGATAGCTACAACTTATACACTGGTATCAATCGTGCAAAAACAGGTGGTACATTTAGTCCTTTCTCATTCGGTTATGCAGGTGACGAACCTGGTGCTAACGGTGTAGGATACGGAACTGTAGGCGGATGGGATATGTCAGTTGCTCGTCGTGCGCACGGTGCGTCGAGTGCGGCAACATATCAATATGGTTATTGTACAGGTGGTGGACCAAGCGGCACAGAAAAGATGCACTTCCCAACAGAAATTATGTATACTGTTGCCGGTAATAACCGAGGCGGTGGTCCAACTTCTGGTTGCGGTGGTCAAGATTATTCTTGGTTCTCTATCGGTGGTGGTTCTTCAGGTGTTAGCCATTCAAGCGATTCGTGGTTTGGATCTCCAACACAGTTTACTACAGACGGATTCATGAAATTCTTATCAACTAAGTACGGTTGGCACTATACAGGTACACAATCCAATGCTCAGCAGAACCGCGTTCAGTTTAACGAAACTAACGGAAATGCTATTGCTTACTTTAATCAAATTTCAGCATACGGCGAAGACGTTATGATGGCCGGACAAGATTGGGGTTATATGACTGGTAACTATGACGGTAACCAAAATAACAAGTGCGATAAGACAACTTATAATAACAACGCACAAACACGTATGACAGCGGCAACACGTAATAAAGGGCACTACGGTGCAAGTTCAGGTTGTGCAAGTAGCGCGGCCGCAACAGTAGCAAGTTCAGGACGTCCAGGAGTTTAATATGACACAAAATTATTCAGTAGATTTCTGGGACGCTTCAACTAATGCGACTGCAGAAGCGTTACCACCGATACTATATGCAAATGATCCAGCATATGATATAAATCCTTTTATTAATACTGCAACCGTATACATGATCGTAGGAGATCATGTTTTAGATCCTGCGCTGTTTGATAGCACACACCAAGATCCAGCGATGTATTGCGCAGATCTTTTTGATCTATTCAACGTTAAATGTGTTGCAATGAGCAAGCATTTATATGATACACTTTGCTATACATGGCCTCGTGAAAAGATCACGTTTATTACAGAATCAATGGCAATGAACGGTCGCACATTCTTTGCAGACTATCGTGCGGCAGCTAAAGTATGGGTTCCAAATACTGACAATGTTCCTTTTGGTCCTGATGGTATTAGTCCTTCAGATAATTTAGGTGCAGGGTACAAGAAAGAAGTTGAGATGACTGACGAAATTGTACAAGACGTTAGAGACTTCATGTACATATTTGCTAAAGAGACGATTGAAGATGAATTTGAGCGTAGATTCTTATCAATGTCCCCTAGCGGAAGATTAGAACAAGAAACTTGGGAGATACAAAAGTATGAAGCTCGTCTTTGGTTAAGCGGTTCAGCTCAACCAGGGGACACTGACTTTTTAGATTACCTTGCAACATCACACAATCGTGATAAAACTGAATTAGCGAACAAAATCATAGAAAAAGCTAAAGCCTACGAAAAACAAGTTGCAGATCTATTGGTGCAACAGCAACAAATCTTAGCCGATTTCCAAGCATGTCAAAATGTGTGGGATATAAATATCCAGTACGAAAGGTACTTTGGATTATCCATCCCCGGAAAACAAGCCCAAGCGATGGGATTAACCCAAGGACCCGACAGTTTAACAAGAACAACAGAGGTTCCACATGGATTCCAATTCTAAAACAACAAACGCATATATTAAAGATATAGAAAATATCGTAGCATCAGATGTAACTGAAGTAAAGATTGACGAAGAATTCCTAAATCGCTACGGAATGGGTGATTTCGAAAAAGAAATCATGACCTATGCTGTACACTCTAATATGGGCATGACAGCATACCAGTGTCAAAACTTTGTCGCAAGAAGCCAATTGACTCCGTGGCGACAGGTGCGCCAAGCATACATGGAGCTCGAATCTCGCTACCATGCTTATCAAGAAATCAAATCCAGTTTGCGTAAAGCCGAATTGCTACGTAAAAAATGGCTACGAGATCAAGCAGAAGCAGTCGACGAAATAGCAAAAGAAATGCTTCAGGTAGATATTGATAAAAACGATTACGATATCACAATCTGGAAGCGTAAGATGTTACAAGCAGAAAGAGAAATCAATGCTTTCATGGAAATTGTAAAATTCTATGCAAAGACTGACGAGGACCTACAATGGTTTGCCGCAGAAAATGCAGAAGAAGAAAGAAAGTATTGGATCGCACGTATGGGTAAGCAAGCCGCAACAGATATTATCAGTTACGGCAGAGTGGGATCAGGCAATTGGGATAGTATTGCTATGATGCCAGAAACTGATCAAATCGAAGTTCTACAAATAGCCACAAAGTATGCTGGCTTGGTTCAAGCAGGGATACATAATATATCGTTAGGCTCACAAAGTTCTATCGATAAATTACTAGAGAGTAGAGATGAACGAATCCCAGATATCTGCGAAGACGCAAAAAATATTCAGCTTGCCGATCAACCCAAAATTAACGGAACAGCAATACTTTAATTTTTTAGAGTTTTGCAAGTATTACAAAGATTATATCTTTGACGTATATTTTACATCAAGAATAGCTCCGTTTAATCAAGATGCTATGGGAGACATATTTGCCTCCCAACAAGACGCATTCTCTGTAATTGATGCCGCGTTCAACCTTCACAGGGAGACCGGCATTAATCTTTGTGCTACTTTCAACAATATCGATGTAGCCCCAACTCAAAAAAATCTCGACATATGGCTAGAACACTTCCAGCCATTGTACGATGCTGGCATCCGTTCTGTTATCCTTCCGCATATCCATTGGATGAGTACAGGGCAAATACAAGCACGATATCCAGACTTGTATGTTAAAAACACGATCTTACGAAATGTACGTACACCTGCCGAACTCGTTGCTCATGCAAAAGCAGGCTTTGATTATGTGTGCATCGATCGAGACTTAATGCGTGATCGTGATGCACTTGCAAGATTAAAAACTGCTAAAATTTGGGTTAAAGAAAATCTAGGACGTGATATTGCTATCAGCCTTTTAGCAAATGAAGGTTGCCTGGGCGCCTGCCCAATGATGGATGAACATTATCAATTTAATAATAGTAGAGATGCAAGTCGTCCGCAATATTTTAATGATAGTATCAGTCGTGTAAGTTGTCCTAAATGGGATCATGAAGATCCGTCAGTTCCATTAAAAACAGCCAATCTTCCTCCTTGGAGAGAAGACTGGGTAGAATTACTTGACTATGTCGATGTATTCAAAATGCATGGCAGAGAAAGTATAGAACGTTTCCACGAAACGCTTGATATAGTCGCAGGATTTGTCGAAGGCGATGAAATTTTATTTGACGGATTTGAGCAATATATTGAAGAAGGCAATTTAACAGAAAAACCAATCAATGTGTGGCGAGATAAAATTAAAAATTGTAAATTTGATTGTTGGGAATGCCAATATTGTGATAAAGTAGTTAATAAGAAACGCACAGAAATTACATCTCCAAGAATCGCTCAAGCGATTGACAGCGTAATGAATAGCTCTATTGATATGCTCAAAATCGATGTGCCGGGGCTAACCAGCTGGAAAATGGAAAGTCTTATCAACAAGTTAGCTAAAAATTCTACACGCTATTTAGAAGTAGGTAGTGCGCTAGGCGCAACTGCTTGTGCGGCTCTTAAAGATAACTCTTTAGAAGTTATTTGTATAGACACATGGAAAGATACTTATCAGCCCGATAACGGAATCTTTGAAATGCCAACAAATAATAAAGAAGATTTTATCACAAACATAAAACGCTTCAAAGGTGACAACAGAGTCATTGTATATGAATCAGACATGTTTGACGTTAATCTAGACGAAATTGAACCAGTTGATTTTTTCTTCTATGACGGCCCACACGATCCGGCAACTACTGCCAAGGCTATTAAATATTTTTCTAAAGTATTTGCCGACGAAGCATTTGTGTTAGTCGACGATGCTAACTGGGATGGTGTAGTTGCTGGTACCGATGCAGGTATCAAAGCGGCCGGACTTGATGTAGTATATTCTAAAGTTATTTTAAATGATCAAGAAGATCTAACTGCCTGGTGGAATGGATTTTATCTATTAGTAGTAAGAAAATCAAGCTAAGATATCGATTATCGTATCTATTTTAGCTTTGATAATTTTATTGTTGAGGGTAACACGCACACCATTATGTAGAGGTTTTGGCCAATGCTCTTGATCACACCAAGCATATCCAACATGTTCTTCGTTGAGTTTTGGAATAAACTCTTCCTTAACTACTAACAAATATGTATGGTAGTGAAATCCTTCATCCTTACTTGTAAATAATTCTAAAGGAATGAACTTATCGACTTCTGGTAAGAAACCGACTTCTTCTGTTATTTCTCTTTTTAGTGTATTGATAGGAGCAGTATCTAGCGGTTCATTCTTTCCGCCTACTATTCCCCATGTTCCAGCAGTCTTGCCTTGATTGCGTAATAAGAATAAAAATCTCTTAGTATCTTTTGCAAAAAATATACCACCACTACAAATTATATCGTTCATAAAAATAATCGCCAGTTACCTGATCTGTATTCACCTTCAAAGCTCTTAGCCCACATTTCTCCGTCCCATACATATTGTATGCCGGTTCTAATGTTAGTTATATAGGTGAGATCGGTAACTGCTTGCGAATTGAATATCACAGACCATGTTATTCCATTCCATGTAATAATATCATTAGCATGAGCTACTAAGTATGTTCCGTCAGTATTTCTCCAAGCGGCCGCCGCTTGATCTTCGGCTATTGCCTGTGTTAATCTAGAATCTGTATTGATATCTTCTAGAATCAAATAACGGATTCCTGCAACAGGACTAATAGGATCAAATGTTGTTGGATCTATTATCGCATCAATATAAGTTTTACCACTATTAGGAGGAACTTGTGTATCGGCAGGAATAGTGTCGACGTCATAATCTAAGTGCATGATAGATTCATCTGCAGGATCTAGACTAATACGTGCGATAATTTCAGTCCCTGACGGTTTCAATAATCTAATTTGGCTTAATCCCGCTTGGAACTTTCCCGGATATTGATCGAGTATTCGCAACCAACTTATGTTCGTGCCATATTTGTAAGGAACTTCATCATTTGAAACTCCTTCGGCCTGAGCTAACAATTTCGCTGTACCATCAATGATCAGTACTCCTAGATTTCCTAAAGTAGTTCCGTCGACAGCGGTAGCAGTACGCCCACCAAAGAAATCAGTTTCAGTATAAGTGTGATATTCCCCAGACTCTAGCGTACCTTCGGGTTCAACAAATATAGACGTAATGATATTTGTAATAATGCCCATCTGTTTAACTTTAGCAGGAGTTGTTAACCATATCGGAGTTAAGAACTGTAGCGTAGCTATGTCAATGTCTTGTTCTGTACCTTGGGGAATCTGACGACTACTAAATGTCATCTCTGTTAATTCTAAGGTGCTTAGACTGGTCCAATCTAAGTAGTTGTCTGTTGTTTGTAGTTCTAGGCTAGGACGGAATAACACCAACATCTGCTCAATCAGCTGTAATTTTTGATCTGTATTAGTAGTCCATATATCTGCTTGAAATGTTAAATCGTAAGGTACAGGCATTAGACGTTCTACAGTATAATTTTCACCCTCTACATTTAAAAATTCTTCTTGTCCTGTAGCAGGATTATACCACGAGTCTCTTTCTTTGACATGCACTTTGCTGATATGCGTAGGTTCTTGTAATCGAGTACGTGCAACCTCTAGGTTTTTAATATAGCACCCAATAAGAGGAGCAGTCGGCATTGTGTTTTCGCTGTTCTTTGCCAGTATCTGCGCAACCTGTCGATTCATATCGCCATAGCGCACAGGTACTCTGGTTAGATTACCTTTATTGTCACTATAACTGAAATTGCTCATTAGACGCATGAACTGTGTTAGGTAGCGTCTTATCTGCCCGTCGTAGAAATACTCCATCTTAATTGTCCGCCTTTATTCGTAGTGCTTTACTTAGTGCTTGACGTTCTTGTATAACCTTAGTACCGATAGTGGATGTATTTGAATTGTTAATAAAACTGGTAACTTCTGTCTGGCGTGTTTGGCTATTTGGAGTAGTCATATTTCCATCTTTGGGAGTATTGGTTACTTCCATTCTTACATTATCTTCAAACTTGAGCCAATAGGATCCATCGTATCTAAAAAGTCTATTTGGAAAATAATCTGTTCGTAAGTGGAATTGGCCTAATATAGGATTGCTAGGCCAGTTGATGCCGAACGTATAGGGCGCACCGTTAGGTGGAACAGTACTACCTGTGTTGTATCCCAAGTAGTATTCGTGCTCAGGAGTTCTAAGCACAACAGAAGCGTCGATAGTTCCCTCGGCAGTTACGTCAATGTTTGTATCACTAACATCTTCTACGTTGACTTGCCCTTGTTCGTTTAGAGGAACAACATAATAAGGTGTAGTGTCGTATCCACTCATTGGTAAATCAGCTTCTGCTTGCGCTATAATAGCATCGTTGATCGCTTGGGCAATATTAAATGTTGTGTTTAATTCCTCTAATGTCCCTGCAGGATTTCCTTGACTATCGTACTGTTCTTGTTTAAGTATTTCTGCATATTCTTGACTGTTAACCATAGGAGCGCATTTTAATCTTAATAAATGCGGATACCATGTAGGACTAAATCCTGTTGAAGGACGAGTTACATCCTGTACAACGTAGAATCTTTTTAATGCAATAGAGGCGTCACCTAGAGCATATTCGTCTTTCAGATGCGGCAATTCTAGAACATCGCCCGACACCGGTTTTCTGCCCAACAATTCAACGATAGTACGCAGGTGTACATGAATCATAACATTGTCGTTGGTTAAAAATAAACCAAATTGACTTAGGTTAAAATCCAAATCTTGCATGGTATAAATTGCACGTCCAATATAAACGTTTGGCTCGTAGTGACGATCTCTGTTTTCCATTAACAGCAAATCTTGTATACCTAGTACGGGATCGTACTGAGCATTTGTAGGTTGTGCTGGAGATGCTTCTGTTTCGGGAGCAACAGGGCCAGCATATTTGTGTATGTAGATGTCAGTTCCGCCCACCTGAAATTGTTCATTAATCAAGCGGTCAAAAAACTTGAAATCATTGCCCTTTTCGGGGCGGTATAGAGATAGTCTTGGCATAGTAGTGTATTTAACTAAATATAAGCATGAGTGATACAACTGATGCCCGTCAAGAAATTATAGATTACGTTGCCAATATGCTAGGTGGCGGTATGGTCGATGTTGAATTAGAACCATCTAATTATCAAACAGCTATCGATCGTGCCCTTGCTGTATATCGTCAGCGTAGTGCAAATTCTGTTGAAGAAAGCTATGCTTTTATAACAGTAGATCAAGATGTTAACGAATATCAGTTAGCACCTGAAATTATGAGTGTGCGCGAAGTATTCCGCAGAAGCATTGGTAGCAGAACAGGTGGTGGAGATACAGGTACATTATTTGAACCCTTTAACTTGGCCTATACAAATACATATTTGTTAAGTTCTAGTAACATGGGCGGATTAGCAACATATTTTGCATTTGCAAGTTATCAGAATTTAGTGGGTAAAATGTTTGGTAGTTTTATCAACTTTCGTTTCAATCCTTCTAATAAAAAACTAACACTAATGCAACGTCCTAGAGGACAAGAAACATTAATGTTATGGGTCAATAATCATAGACCAGATTTTGATCTTGTAAAAGATCCATACGCAGGTATTTGGATTAAAGACTATACTCTAGCAACTTGCAAGATCATACTAGGTGAAGCTCGTAGTAAGTTTAATCAGATCGCAGGACCACAGGGCGGCACAAGTCTGAACGGTGATGCGTTAATTTCCGCTGGTAAAGAAGAAATTGAAAAATTAGAATTAGCTATTAGAAATAGCGAAACAGGTGAAACCCCAATGTGGTTCGTAAGAGGATAATATGAAAATTAGAGATTTATTAGAAAGCGTCGGTGGTTCTAAAACATTATCACCGGATCAGGTAACAGCGATTCCTAATGCTCATTATTTTCCAGATCTAGACAACAGCAGTGGCTATGAAGCATATCGTTGGGGTGTGGCATTAGCAGGTATGCCAGATTTTCCAATGGAGCCAGCAGGTCCTACAGGACAAAAATTAGTCACCATTGGCTACACTGATACAGATGATATTATTATC